CAAGAACTAACCTTGTTGACAGATATCAAAAAATATTTACAGGTGCAGGACTAAGTGGATATTCAGATGCATTATTAACAAAATCTATGAGATTAAACCTATTCAAAGATTATGAATCTATGGATAATGATGCTATACTTTCATCAGCACTTGACATATATGCTGATGAATCAACAATGAAATCTGAGTATGGTGATGTTTTAGAAATAAAAACTGATAATAATCAAGTTAAAGAAATATTACACAACCTATTTTACGATATACTAAACATAGAATTTAATTTATGGCCGTGGGTTCGTAATATGTGTAAGTATGGTGATTTCTTTTTAAAATTAGAAATTGATGAAAAATATGGTATTACTAATGTAGTCCCACTTTCAGTTTATGATGTTTCAAGAATGGAAGGATTAGATCCTGAGAATCCAGAGTATGTTAAATTTTTAATTGAAGCAGCTACATCTGAACATAGATATAAATCTGAAACATCTGCTACAAGAGAAGAGTTAGAAAATTATGAAGTAGCTCACTTCAGATTACTTTCTGATTCTAATTATCTTCCTTATGGTAAATCACAAATTGAAGGTGCTCGTAAGATTTATAAACAGTTAACTCTTATGGAAGATGCTATGTTAATACATCGTATTATGAGAGCACCAGAAAAGAGAATATTTAAATTAGACATTGGTAATATTCCACCGGCAGAAGTTGACAACTATATGCAACAAGTTATTAACAAAATGAAAAAAGCACCAGTTGTTGATGAGACTACAGGTGATTATAACTTAAAATATAATATGCAAAATATAACGGAAGATTTTTTCTTACCAGTTAGAGGTGGTGATAGTGGTACAAGTATTGATTCTCTTCCAGGTTTAACGTATGAAGCTACAGAAGATATTGAATATCTAAAAAATAAATTATTATCTGCTTTAAGAATCCCCAAAGCGTTCTTGGGGTTTGATGAATCAGTTGGTTCAAAAGCTACTTTAGCTGCAGAAGATGTTAGATTTGCAAGAACCATTGAAAGAATACAAAGAATAACTCTTTCTGAATTAACAAAGATTGCAATAGTTCATCTATACGCACAAGGATATACAGACGCTGATTTAGTTGATTTTGAATTAGACTTAACTAATCCATCTACAATATATGAACAAGAAAAGATTGAGTTGTGGAACAATAAAACACAATTAGCATCTTCCATGTTACAAGATGGTTTAGTATCCTCAGACTGGATTTATAAAAATATTTTTAATTTTACAGAAGACGATATTAAAAAAGAAGATGAAAATATTGTTTTTGATTATAAAAATAAATTTAGACGTTCTCAGATAGAAAATGAAGGTACTGACCCAGCTAAAACTGGAGAAGCTCAAGGAACACCATCAGATATGGCAACTGGTAGAACAGGTCACGAATTAGATGATAAAGGTGGAGCTCCAGAAGGTGGATTTGAAGGTGCAGGTCGTCCTAAAGAAGCAAATAAATATGGAAAAGATAGTGGTGCAAGAGGTAGAGACCCTCTTGGAGCTCACGATATGAAAAAAGGTGGAAGTGGTGCCCCTAAATATGGCAAACCATTAGCTCTATCACACTATGATAAATTGAAAAAATCAATGAAATTTGGTAAAACTGATGCAAAAATTATAAATGAAACATCTGAACTTGAAGAAGAGTATAACAATGAGTTAACTTCTTTAACTAAAGATACATCAAATGATTAATTATTGTGTAACTTTATATTTATTTATGAGTAAATATAATTAAATATTGGAGTATTTTGTAATGACTCGGAAATTAAAGCATTCTAAAATAAAGAATACGAGTATTCTTTTTGAATTATTAACAAGACAGATAACAGCTGATGTATTAGCTGGAAAAAGTACAAAATCAGTTAAAATTGTAAAAAAATATTTTAACGAAGATACAGAATTGGGTAAAGAACTCCAATTGTATAGCCTACTATCAGAAAAACACTATGAATCTGAGAGTAGAGCTAATGATTTAATAAATATCGTCTTAAAATCAAGGCATAAGTTGAGTAATTCAAAGTTACGTAACGAAAAATATAATTTAATTAAAGAAATAAAAGAAAATTATAACTCTGAAGACTTTTTCAATGGTCGTATTTCCAACTATAAACTTTTAGCTTCTATTTATAACGTATTTCAAGCAGAAACTATAGATGAAACATTTAACCCGGAACAAACTATAAATGCTAAATTTACTGTTTTAGAACACATTACAAGTAAGAATATTAGTTCAGAAGAGGCTAAATCACAAGTATTAAAAGAATATAATAAATCAGATAAAGATTTAAGATTGCTTGCATATCAAATACTTGTTGATAAATTTAATAAAAAATATAAAACACTTAATGAATCACAAAAAAGTTTACTTAAACATTATATTAATAATGTAAGTAACACAAATTCTTTAAGAGAGTATGTTGATGTTGAATCATCTAAAATTAAAAAAGAATTAAAAAAACATTTACCAAATGTTAATGATACCATTACTAAAATAAAATTAACAGAAGCTGTTAATCAAATGGATAATATGACAAAGGGTAAGATAGTTAACGAAAAACAAGTTCTAACACTAATGAGATATTATGAATTAGTTAAGGAGATAAAAAATGTCCACACCTCTTAAAAAATTAGAAGCTTTAGTAAGAGAGTTAATTAAAAAAGAAATAGAAGAAGCATCTGTAACTGGTAATCTTGACGGTGGTGAAGGGCCTCCACAAACACCGTATGCATTTAAGAAAAAGAAAAAAGATGACGATGATGATTCTGTAACTGAAGCAAAATTTCACGTAAAAACTGAGATGGGTAGTGTTATAGTTGATGCTGGTTCTAAGGGTGAAGCTCTGATGAAAGTAGCTAAAGCACTTAAAGGTGGTCGTAAGGGAATCGTAAGTGTAAACAGAGTCGGTGCTTCTAAAGCAAAACAAGTTGATAAGAAACTTGAAAATGTAACTGAAGGTAAATACCACGATTACAGAAATGACGAGTCTCTAACTCCAAAACAAAAAATTGGTATGTCAATGAGAGAAGTTCGAGATAAGTTAACTGAATTAGATAAAATTGTTAAAATGAATGTGAGATTTAAAAACGAAGTAGGGGTTGATTCTACATCCTATTGGAAAAATACTCACAATGCAATGAAAAAAATTAGTGAAAGATTAGTAAAACTAGCAAATAAAGTCGGTCAACTTTACTAATCTTACAATGAACCCATCTTGGAATAAAGATGGACTTAACTTTTTAGGTAGATTGTTAAGTCTATCTAACTTAAAACGCCGTTGGCTTATAGAAGAGACCAAAGTAAAAGGTGAAGAGCCAAATAAAATAGAAACGATAAATTTTATTAATCGGTGGATTAAAAGATTAGAAAATCTAAAGAACGAAATAATTAAAACACGGAGTTAAATGTGAAGAACTTAATAGTAGATTACTTACCATTTGAAATAAAACCAGAGCAGATTAACGAATCGATGAAAAATAACAACGGTAAGTTAATTGTTCGTGGTATATTACAACGTGCTGAAGCTAAAAATCAAAATGGTAGAGTATATCCACGTGAGATTTTACAACGTGAAGCTAAAAAGTATGAAAAAGAATTTATATCAGAACGTAGAGCTATGGGAGAACTTGACCATCCAGAGAGTTCAGTAGTTAATCTACAAAATGTATCCCATAATATTAGAGATATGCATTGGGAAGGTGATAACCTCTTAGGTGAAGTTGAAGTATTAGGTACACCAAGTGGTAATATATTAAAAGAATTATTTAAAGCAGGTATCAAATTAGGTATCTCTTCAAGAGGTATGGGTTCAGTAGAAACTGTTAGTGAATCTAATGGTGACCAAGTAACCCAAGTTCAACCAGATTTTGAACTTATAGCTTTTGATTTCGTTTCCAATCCATCTACACATGGAGCTTTTATGTATCCAGCTGGTGTAAATGAATCTGTAGATAAAAATCAACCAGTAGGTAGAACCTGTGGTGATTATTGTAAGGTAGAATCAATAATTAACGATATTATGAGGGGTTAATGATGGCTAATTATAAAAATATGATGGATAAATGGAAAGATTGGAGACTTTCTGATGATACAAAGCTAGATTTATTTGAAGATAAAATTAAGATGGGGTTTGCTGGATTTGATTCTTATTTTAAAAATATAGAAAGAAACATTGAAGGTGTTAAACGAACATTTAAGATGTTAATTAAAGATTTAGCTCAAGATACAAAAGATGGTGACGCTGATTATAAAAAACAAGTAAAAGAACTACAATCAATGTATAAAAAATACGTGATTGAACTAGATGTTAAGTTAAAACAATTTAAAAGGAAAAACACGTGATAAAATTAAAAGATATGCTTAGTGAAAATGTTTGGGATAGAAAATTTGGAGAACCTCTACCCACTTTAAAAGATGCAGTTATCAAACATAGTAAAATGACTGAAGATGCTTGTGGTTGTAGTGAAACAACATCTTGTACGTGTGAACCCGTAACTGAAGGTCCAGATGAAAAGATTAAAGCTCAAAAAGAACTTCAACAAATAGTCAAAGCTGAAACTAAACTTCGAGATAGAATGATGAAGTTAGAACAAATTTTTTTAAAAGACCCACGACCTGAAAATCAAAAATTAGCAAAAGAAATAAAAGAATCCTATAAAAAACACGTAACTACATTTATGAAAGATGTTATCAAACTTACTAAGAAAGTAAAATAATATGTTAAAACTAAAAAATTTATTAAGTGAAAACTCTTGGGATAGAAAATTTGGTGAACCTCTTCCTACTTTAAAAGATGTTGCTGAAAAACACCAAGTAACTGAACACACAGTAACATTTACAAAAGATGAGATGGAAAAATTACATAGTGATGGTCAAGTCGTAAAGGCCGACCCTGACGGTAAAGACCATACTTATGTTTATAACGAATCTGTAACTGAAAGCATAAAGGTAATACCATCTAATAAAATTGACTCTAAGGTATGGAGAAAGATGAAGTATGATTTACGAGACCAGTTTGATGAATTAGTAAAGATTGGACAAGATTATGGTGTATTTGAAA